TATGGTATGGGTGCACGTGATGAAACACTGTTCTGGGCTTACGATGACACCGATGATATGATCTCTACACTGATGGATGGTGAAGAGGCACACGCTCTGTACAGATACTTCAGTCCTGATAAAAGAGACCACCTCTATACATTGCAACCTCTTGGTGGTGCAACTCTAGAACCTAACCTGAAGAAGGGTAGGTACAGGTTGGTTGATAAAGCACAAACTTATTTGAACATTGCTTTTGAGGCACGTAAGGGTAACGCTGGTCGTGAGAATACATTCTTCTGGTATGTAACTAACGGACTGGGTGGTGATCCTGTCTATGGTGAAGTTATTATGCCTAACATCACTGATGCATCAGGTAAGTTTATCCATAAGATCAACAAGAAACTTCTTAACCAATACATTCCTTGCGACTTTGGTTTTGGTATTGTCCCTGATGGTAATGATGAGAACGGTAATGTTGACATCGGTGATGTCCTGACGTTCTCTGACACAGGTGATGGGTGGAAATGTAACTTAGACAGTGTGGAATCTGACAACATCTCATTCTTCTCTGAGAAGAGATTGAATAGAGACGAAAAGGAATGCACTCTATGGCCAAATAGAAGGTGGCAGTATTGGGAGGATATGTTTGCGAATAGCGATGAGGACTATGATGATGTGAAGATCTCATACAACCTCACCTATGGAAACTCATCCTATTATTATGAAGGCATCCAATGTTATGTGTTCGACGCTCCTGCAACTCCTGTATTCCAAGATCTGAAGCAGAGTGATTGTGCACAACCAGTCTTCGATGGTTCGTTCGGTGACATTGAGATCATCCGTACAGGATGTGGAAATATGTCTGAGAATGAGACTGAAGGTGATGGTCTTGGTTGTGGTAAGTGTACAGGTGAGTATGGATATACCTTGAACAGGGTACAATCTATTACCGCAACACGTGATGCCACTCTGACTCTAAGAACTCACGGTGGTATGACTGGTGGTAGAAATGACTGCTGCGTCTTCGCCTATGCCATTGAGATCAATGGTAGTGAGACTATGAGTGAGAGGATACACGTCAAAGACTGGGGAATTATTGGTAGAGTTCTTCAAACTTTCAATGTATCAAAGGGTGATCAGGTCACATTCAAAATTAAGAGTGTCCGTCGTGGTCATTACAACAGCAGAACTGCACCCGCAGTGTCTATAAGAGATGAAACTCAGGAAGAAATTCTGAACACGTGGACCATCAACATCACCACGACTTCTCAGGGATACAATGATATTAACCCTGGTCAGGTTGATGGTAGACTTACTGAGGCACTGGAACCTTGTGGACTTCCTGTTAGCGGTAAACTATTTGCAACCTGTAATGATACTCAACAAGATCTGACTACGGTGCTAAACAATAAGGTAGTCCAGAACAACTTCCTGGAGACACGTGGAGATATAAACTGTGACATCGAGATCATCGGTGGTAAGTTGGTCAAAGATATGTCTGTTGGACAGACAGGTTTCCTCAATACCAAAGGTGACGGTGGTGTTACCTTCAAACTTACATACCTTATTCTCGACCCTGCCACCTATCATATTAGTTGGTCACTCAATGAGGTCCTAGATTATGGTAACGGTGGTTGGGAACAAGGTGATACATTCAGATTGTTCATTGGTTCTTGGACTAATATCAAGAAGAGTGCTGCCAAGACATACAAGGATGATCCGACCATCAGGAACAGGAAGGAGAAATACTATCTTGGATTCAAGGTGACTGGTATCAACGGTCTACAATGTCCAGATACTAATAGTGATCAGGGTAAGATTCAAGATGTCAAGTTCTTTGCTACATCATATGCTTACAGAGTTGATCCGATCTTGTCACCCAGGAGAGTTATCAACAACAGGACGATCACTGGTAATGAATTCAGGATCAATATGAATGAGTTGTTCCAGAGTATGTTCCTATATGATGCTGGTGTTGCAACATCATTTGATGAGTATTGGTTGAAAGAATCTGCAGCAGGTAGAGAGGTTGCTTTCTATCAGGACTACAGAGACGTTCGTGGATTCAAATTCAGAGCGAAGATCCGTGTTCAACGTATTGACAACCACACCAATGGTGACAACTATGAGTATCCTAAGTACGGATGGTTTGGTAACTGGAGTATTTCTCAGGTAATGTCGTACGGTAAGAGATACGGTGAGAATGAAACTCTTATGATTGAGTATCCACCTGGTCGATTACAGACAACTACAGGACAAGAAACACAAGCACCATACTATCCTGTACAGGATAACCTTCCTAAGGATGTTCTTGTTACAGACAGAACGACTGGTAGGTACAAGCGTAATGCACGCTGGGCAATCTATCAATCTTCACACGACAAGAGCAGCAATGTGTGGTATAGTAACCAGACATCCTTCAAACCTTCACAAAAGGTTTACATCGAAACACAAATTACTGACGTTGACTAATGGATTATTGGGATAGGCGATTGATGAAATCGACTAGAGAACTCAAAGTAGTTAAGAACGCTTTGGAAGAGTCCGACGGCGACCAAAGGTACGCCGCTAAAAAACTAAAGAAAATCCGTAAATACTTCAAATCACCCCTTGGAGAGGTTGCTCGGATCGACAACTCAATATATAATGTTAGCGAACAAACACAGGAGGTTGCCGATGGCGACAAAGGACCAGAAACTCAGGGGGATGAGTCTCTTGATAGAGAGTCTGATCGAACCGAACTCTGAACTCAGGGCAGACGCACACGAGCAAAAGTGTTATCACGAACTAATGATGTATCGTGATGAATGCATTGAGTATTGTCGCCGTCGGTACATTGAGGTTGTGCAGGAACAATGATCAACCTACATATGAAGTACAATCATTACCTGCACACCGACAGGACGATTGACCACGACGACATTAACGAAAAACTTATCTCTTATGGGTGGACAGATGATGGTAACAATGTAATAGGTTACTATCTGATTACTGAAAACCACGTTCTACATTTCAATCTTAAAGAACAACTCGTATCCAAGGAAAAAACCACAGAACGAGTTGCATAAGTCCTCCTGATTGTATCCATTAACACCATCTATCGATGGTGTTTTTTTGTATAAATAAAAATTCGTAACGTTCGTAACGAATTATTACAGTGATCAGAAGGGGTTGACGAATCCTTAAACGATACTGTATATTACCTAAGCGATCGACACAAGTCGGTCCTCCATCTGCGGGTAACCACTCCGCAAGCAAACAACTCAAAGAGGAAAATTTTAATGATCAAATCTGCACTGACAGCAATCGCTGCTACCCCCCTTATGGCAGGCGCTGCCCTGGCAGGTCCCTACGTGAACGTGGAAGCGAACTCCTCGTTCACTGGTTCCGACTACACTGGAACGACGACCGACGCCCACGTGGGCTATGCTGGTGATGCTGGCGCTGTCTCTTATGGCGTTCAAGCTGGTCCTAGCTTTGTCGTTACTGATGGTGGCGAGAGTGACACTGTTCTGTCTGGTAAGGCATATGCAAGTGTTGCTGCAACCGAGTCTCTCTCCGTTTACGGTGAAGTTTCCTTCGCTGGTGGCATCGACGATGCTGACAACGGTTATGGCACCAAGGTGGGCGCAACCTGGTCCTTCTGATCACGGTAAATAGCGATACTATATACTGGGCAGGTTAATCCTGCCCTTTTTTAATGTCTCTCCTGTTATGAAACCAAATACCACTGTCATTTACACCAGACGCAACTGTCCTTTCTGCACCAAGATCAAAAAGGTGTATGATGCAAAGGGATGGACCTACGCTGAACTTGTTCTTGATGAGAACTATACTCGCGATCAATTCTGGAGTGAGTTTGGACGCAATGCCACCTTCCCTCAACTGATTGTTGACGGAAAGAAAACAGGTGGATGCAACGAAACCATTAGTGAATTCCGCACCAAAGGGTGGGTGTAATTTACTAAATAATATTAAGTATCGTAGGAGGTCTTTCTTTTTGCACACCATTCACCTTACAGGAGAGACCAAATGCTACAAGCGGTTTACACATTTGCCATCTTCGGTGCATTCATTCTAGGTGGGGTCATTTCCTGGATCGCTAAAGATTATGTTGATGCTTACATCGACAACGCTCATTATGCGAAGTCCATAACTCACCCAGAGATGCTTAACGAAGATGGCACAGTGAATCAAGAAGAGTTGATCTACTTGCGTTTCACTGATGATGATGCTACACTCGATGACGAAGACGACGACTGATTATGATCCTTGTGGATATGAATCAGGTGATGATTGCAAACCTTATGGTTTCGCTTTCTCAATCTGATGAATTGCAAGAAGGACTGGTCCGCCATATGGTACTCAATGCTTTACGAAAGTATCGCAAAGAGTTCCATAAAGAATATGGCGAACTGGTCCTTTGTTATGACTCAAAAAACTATTGGCGACGTGAAGTCTTCCCTCATTACAAGGGCACACGTAAGCGTGACCGAGAGAAGTCCAAGCATAACTGGAACAACATCTTTGATGTCCTTAACAAACTTAAGGATGAGTTCAGAGAGTCACTTCCATACAAAGTTGTCGAAGTTGATGGCGCTGAAGCAGATGACATCATTGCGATCCTAGTTAAAGAACAAGGACTCAAGAACATCAGACTCCAGAACAATATGCAACCCGCTCAGAAAGTTTTGATTCTTTCTGGAGACAAAGACTTCATCCAACTGCAACGATTCAAATTCGTTACGCAGTACAACCCATCACTCAAGAAGTATGTCAATGGGGTAGACCCATTCCTATACATCTCTGAGCACGTTCTCAAGGGTGATCGGAGCGATGGTATCCCAAACTTCCTATCGGATGACAAGTGCCTGCTAGAAGGGCGCAGACAGCGACCACTAGCAAAGAAGAAGATCGAGCATTGGATCACCCAAGATCCCGACGACTTCTGTCCTGATGACACTATCAAACAAAACTACCTGAGGAATCAACGACTGATTGATTTCCATTTCATCCCTACGGAAGTTGAGGAATCTATTATAGATACCTATGAGAACTTTGATCCTCCCGCACGTAAATATGTGTGGAAGTATCTTGTCGAAAACGAACTCAATGATTTGCTCCAAAATCTAGGAGATTTTTAACTATGGCTATGAAATTGCTTATTTCTGAAGTCCTGCAGAAGGTACACAGTGCTAAGACGAAAGCAGAAAAGATTCGTCTGCTGCAGGATAACAATTCCCAGGTGCTCAGGTCTCTGTTCATCTGGAACTTTGACGACAGTGTGGAAACCATCCTGCCCGAAGGTGATGTTCCTTACAAACCTAACGATGCACCCATTGGTACTGAGCACACACGTCTCGAAGTAGAAGGACGTAAACTGTATTACTTCATCAAGGGTGGTGCAGAGAACGTGCCACGTATGCAGCGTGAGAATATGTTTATTCAAATGCTGGAGGGTCTGTACAAGGATGAAGCAGCAGTGCTTTGTCTTGTCAAGGACAAGTCACTGCATAAAAAGTATCGCATCACCAAGGCGGTAGTTACTGAAGCGTTTCCGTCGATCAACTGGGGTGGTCGAAGTAAGGATGGCAAATGATTTTATGCAGTCGAAGATCAGGATTTTAGAGACAAATTGTGATCCCAGTCGTGCCGAAGACCGAACCCTGCCCTACACAGCATACTTGGTTGAGTACCTAGAAGATACTGGCAAGAGATGTTATGATCTTATTATCTGTAATAAGCAAGTTGACATCTTCGATCATTACTATGACAGGTACAAAAACAATTTTGTTGGATGGACCCAGACGGAAGGAAAAGTCAACCCTAAATTATGGAATCCACCTGGAAGCAACAAAAAGAAATGACTATCTATAACAATCTTCCTGGACGAAAAGTTCAGGAGGATTCCCCAAAAGTTGAACTAAAGTCTGAAGACATTGTTACTGCAGAAGCAGTTGGCAAGTTCATCGGAGTATACTTAATGGGTCCGCTAGTTGTTATGCTATGCTGGAACTATGTTGTACCATATTTGTTTGCTCTAAAGAGCATCAACTATCTACACGCACTTTGTATTATTATCATCGCGAGATTCTTACAGAATGACCAATAACCTGTACGGGGAACCTACAGAGCACCGCTCTAAGGTATGTCTCATCTCAGTTACCCCTGATGCCGAGAAGCATATGGGATATGTTGCTCGTGTGAGCAACCCAAAGAATCAGAGTAACCCTTCGGTTGAGAAACTCCTTCGCTACTGTATCAAGCACGGACACTGGTCTGTGTTCGAGCAAGCGTTTATGACACTGGAGATCAACACCACCAGGGGACTGGCAGCTCAAATTTTGAGGCACCGTAGCTTCACATATCAAGAGTTTTCCCAACGGTATGCTGACACCAATCTCCTCGCTGAAAAGATTGAAGTTCCTGACCTGCGTCTCCAAGATGATAAGAACAGGCAGAACTCTATCGATGCTGTAGAAGCAGACAAGAAAGCATTCCTCCAAGGTCGCATCCATCAATACTTTGTTGAAGGTATGGACCTGTACAACGAACTCCTTAGAGAGGGAATTGCAAAGGAGTGTGCTCGTTTTGTGCTCCCCCTCGCTACGCCCACTAGAATCTATATGACAGGCTCTGTGCGGTCGTGGGTCCATTATATTGCCCTGAGGTCTGCTAACGGCACACAGAAGGAGCATATGGAGATCGCTGAACTGTGTAAGCAACACTTCATTTGTCAGTTCCCTATCACCGCAGCAGCAATGGACTGGTGCGATGAGGAGTGTCCTTGTAATGCAAAGGAAGATTGTCTTGACTGGAGTGACCTGCAACCTTCACTGAGGATCGACTGAGTGGCAGAGATTCAGGCATTACCACTATTCTGTACACCTGTATACGTTACTGATCCTGATAGGGATATGCCTGACATCTTAGATCAGGTAAAGTCCCTGGAGTATGTACGTTATTCATACTCTGATCTAGCACACAGGACAACAGAGCAACAGGTGCTTAAGAGATTCCCAGAGATGGGCAAGTGGTTAGAAAGACACATCAATGAATACGCTCACGGTATGCTCGGGATTAGTTCCGAGCATCATCGTATGAGGGTAACTACATCTTGGGTTAATAAATATGATGTCGGAGGAAGTTCCTATCCTCACTTCCACGACAACAGTATGTACTCTGGAAATGTATTCTTGACTGGTAACAGTGGCGCTCTCGTGTTTGAAAGACACCAGCAAGCGATGATGAAACCAACTATTGCTATTCAGAACATATATAATTCCACTCAATACAAAATTGCGCCAAGAGATTCTGTTGTTGTATTATTCCCATCGAATGTGCTACACTTTACAGAACCTACCAGCGTAGAAAGATACACATTGTCTTTCAATATGCGTGTTGAGGGAACCCCTGTCTGGATAGAAGACCAATTCACCGAAGAACAAAATGCCAACCTACGAATGGATTAACAAAGAGACTGGTGAGATCACGTCAAATTATATGTCGATCTCTGCTCTCGATAAATACAAAGAAGAGCATCCTGAACTTGAAAGGTATTTCGGGAACCAGAGCATTGGAACTGTATACGGCAAACCAAAGCAGTCGTCTGGATTCAAGCAAGTAATGCAGAAGATCCAAGCAGCTCACCCCGCCGCAAACCTGAGTCGTTTCACCTAAATTATGCCTGCTAGAAAGCGTAAAACCCCAGTGTCGTCTAGTATGTCTGCTAAACAGATGCGTCGTAAGAAACCGATCAACCTTGATCATCTAAAGACTATTGAACCACTCACTCCAAACCAGGAGAGAGTGTTCACTTCATATGCTGAAGGTAAGAATCTAATTCTTCACGGTGCTGCTGGTACTGGTAAAACTTTTATCAGTTTGTACCTTGCAATGAAGGATGTGATGGAACCAACTTCTCCATACGAGAAGGTTTATATGGTGAGATCGCTCGTCCCGACACGTGAGATTGGTTTCCTCCCTGGAGACCACGAAGACAAATCAAACCTGTACCAGATTCCGTACAAGAATATGGTGAAGTATATGTTTGAGATGCCTGATGATGCAGCATTTGAAATGCTGTATGACAATCTTCGTTCTCAAGAGACAGTATCTTTCTGGTCCACCTCGTTCATTCGTGGTGTGACTATGGACAACTGCGTCATTATCGTGGATGAATTCAGCAACTTGAATTTCCACGAACTTGATAGTATAATTACGAGGGTAGGTGAAAACTGTAAGATCATCTTCAGTGGTGACTACTCACAGTCCGACCTTGTAAAATCCAACGAGAAGAATGGTGTCCTAGACTTTATGAGAATCATTCAGACAATGCAGTCGTTTGATGTTGTAGAGTTTGGTATTGAAGACATCGTTCGCTCTGGTCTGGTTAGAGAATATCTGATCAGCAAAATTAACCTCGGTATGTAATTATGTTCAAAACAGTGGGACCTCCTGTTCCACTAACTGAAATGAATGCCGTCACTAAAGGTGACGGTCTTCGTTTATATGAAGTTGGTGATGGTAAATGGTATCCTTCCGTGACGACTGTCACCAGTCATCGTAAAAAGGATTCCATCTTGAAGTGGAGAAAGCGTGTTGGTGAAGCAGAGGCTAACAAGATTAGCGGGAGAGCATCAGCACGTGGCAATAAGTTCCACAGTATGGTAGAATCATACTTGAAGAACAACAAGGTTTCATTCGATGATAAGAGCCCTCTTGCCTCTTTCCTATTCAAAACTGCTAAGGAAACTCTTCATCGTATCAACAACATTCATCTTCTTGAGAGTCCTCTTTACAGTGATAGTCTTCGCATTGCTGGTCGTGTTGACTGCATAGCAGAGTTCGACGGCGAACTTGCCGTCATCGACTTTAAGACATCTACCAAAGAGAAAAAAGAATCCTGGATTGAAAACTATTTCGTTCAGGAAACTGCATACGCTGCGATGTACTACGAACGTAGTGGCGTGAAGGTTGACAAGATTGTCACTATCATCGCAACTGAAGAAGGTGGTATGCAGATCATTCAGAAGTATGATCTCGATTACTATTACGTTCTTCTTGAGGAGTACATCCAAGAGTTTATGCAATCCATTAAATGAAAGAATTCAAAGACAAATTTATGACACAGGCAAAGTTTTCAACTATGGTTGAAGACGTGGTGAAAAATAGTAATGGTCTTGTGAATTACATTGATGCTGTCATTGTGGTGTGTGACGAGTTAGAGATTGAGGTTGATACTGTCAACAAACTCATCTCAAAACCGCTGAAGGACAAGATTAAGTTTAATGCCCAAGAATTAAACTTTGTAAAACGAACGAGCAGAGGAGTCCTCCCGATATGACGGAGCAACCATTTTACGAATCAAATGTGGTAAGAGAAGAACTGAAGGAGATGGAGCAACTCTATCTGGATCTCGCCAAACTCTCCTACAATCTTCCCAACCTTAACAACGACGAAAAATTAGATCACATCAGGAAAACCTTGGAACTCATCGCCAAACAAAAGGTTTTCTATGCTAGACTTGCTCTGATGACACACGAGGACGAGGAAGCACGTGAGGTAAAGCACCGAATCGATACGATGACCGAGATGTATTCCAACGGGAAGCACATCAATCAAGTGCTGGACGAGATGGAAGAAAAACTTCTCAGTCTCAGATCCACTCTTGACAATGCCTAAATAATGCGTTACCCTTTTAGGGTAGTAACAAAACACACACGAGGAACTAACAAATGTCTTTTGCAAATCTCAAGAAGAAGTCTGGTTCATTTTCTAACCTGACTAAAGAGATTGAAAAAATGTCCAGCGGCGGTAAGAAAGTAGACGAACGCTTCTGGAAACCTCAAGTGGATAAGAGTGGCAATGGTTTTGCCGTTATCCGCTTTCTCCCTGAGTCCGAAGGTTGCGACCTTCCGTGGGCACAGGTCTGGAGTCACGCATTCCAAGGTCCTGGTGGATGGTTGATTGACAACTGTCCTACTACAAAGGGTGAGAAGTGTCCTGTTTGTGCTGCTAACACTGCTCTCTGGAACAGTGGAACCGAAGCAGACAAGGACGTGGCGCGTAAACAGAAGCGCAAGTTGTCCTACTACAGCAACATCTATGTCGTCAAGGATCCTCTGAATCCTGAGAACGAAGGCAAGGTCTTCCTGTATAAGTATGGCAAGCGTATCTTTGACAAACTGATGGCAAAGATGCAACCCGACGAGAATGACTATGATCCGCAACCTGCATTCAATCCTTTCGATCTCTGGAAGGGTGCTGACTTCAAACTGAAGATCAAGCAAGTCGCTGGTTTCTGGAACTACGATGACTCAGTGTTCACTACACCTGATGTCCTTGGTGGTAAGTCTGACACTGAACTTGAAGAGGTGTACAACTCGATGCACGACCTTGCATCATTCACTTCCGATGATCAGTTCAAGTCCTATGATGATCTTGAGGGACGTATGAAGCAAGTGCTTGGTCGTCCTGCTGCCACTCGCATCGATGAAGAAACGCTGGAGGCAGAAACTGACTTTAATGCCCCCGATATTACCTCTCGTAATACCGAGGCACCTTCCTGGACTGCCACTGTGGACAGTAAAACAACTGACACAGGGGATGAAGATCATATGTCCTACTTTGCTAAACTTGCAGAAGAAGACTAAAGGTTATGAAACGATTCGCTATCGCACTTGCAGCACTACTTGTCGCCTCTCCTGCGATGGCGAGTCACGCCAGGCGATCTGGTGATGGGTT